TGATCGGCTCCGCAAACTCTGCCGCCAACGCGGTGCGCAACAGTCGCACAAAATATGGCGGGAAGATGGCAGGCTCCGGGCGGTACTGATAATCGATCCACACCTCTTCCAGATTGGTGTAGACGCCGCCGGCATAGATCTCAAAGTCGCGCACAGGGCGGCCACCAACAGAGCTGGTATTGAACACGGCGCGCGGATTGCCGAGGATGTCTCCCGGCAGTTGATACTTGTATTTCCATTCATTGATTGGCGTGTCAACAAGCTGTGCCAGCTTCACCTTCTTTAGCGTCCAGCTAAATGGATACTGCATCAGCAAGGTGTCGCGCACATCATCATAGAGGCGATCAGCAACCTGAGCCTCGTCTGTGCCGGTAGCAAATGAAGAAAGCGGAGTAGCGCCTAACATAATCAGGGCGTCTGAGCAGATTGATAGTTTGGTATCGCCAGCCGCCATAGCACTACTCCAAAAAGGTAAAGGGGGGCAGCCGAAGCTGCCCCGCCAGATTAGTCACCGTCGGTAACAATGCCGATGGTCTGACCGTTGGACACGTCAACAACGCCCGATGCGTTCGACACAACGATGTGCATCGTAACGGTGCGGGTGCCGCCAGTAGCGCCGTGAACAATGATCATGTCGCCGACCTTCAGAGTGTCGGACAGATCATTGAAGTAGCCGCTGGTGTCAACAGCAGTAGAAGCCTCGGTGGTGGTGTAAACGTACAGGGCCGGCGTGTTGCCTGCCTTGGACTGGCCACCAAGAGGAGTGAAGTCAGCAAGTACGAAAGCCATTGTCTATACCCCTCTCTACTCGGTTGCGGAGATCTTGACGATCCCCTCATCATCGATTGCAATAGCGCCAGCCGAGAACATCGAAGATACGAGGAACGACGTTTTTTCAGGAACGTAGTTGATCTCACTCTTCTGGTTCATGCCGATGCCAAGCCCGATTGCATCGCGGTGGAATGCGAAGCAGGTGCGGGTCGATGGGAGCGGCAGGCCACCCTCGTCACGATCACCAAGGGTGATGAACTTGAAGCCGAGGAACGTGTCAATCTCACCAGTAGAAAGAGCCTTCACCGTAGCAAAATCGCTGCTGGTCAGCTCAGTCTCGTCGAGAAGCGCAGACAGGCCATTTGCATGAATGATCATGCAGCGACCTTCAGACGGTACGTTGTTGGTGTCCAGAGCCTTCTTGGCTGCAAGCAGCTTTGCAAGGTTCATGTTGGAGCCAGTGCCGCCAATGTCGGTGCCGACAGTGGATGGCGACGACGCGGCGTTCAGCGCGTCAATGACGAGCTGGTCCATACGACGACCAATAGCATTACCGACAACCTGAACAAGCTCGCGGCGCTCGTCGAAGTTGACCTTCTGCTGGTTGAAGATGTCGCTGTATTCAGCAGCGATGTAGTCAGACATCGTTGCAGTGACCTGCGAATAGGTCACGTTCAGCGGAGTTACATCGGTCTGTGGAACCCGCACGGTGGCAACGCCTTTACCGATCTTCGGGAACTTGACCTGATTGCCTTCGACATTTGTCCGCTCACGGGTGATGCCAGCCAGAGCGCGTGCGCCCTGATATGCCTGCTTCACCTCGGCATCGAACAACTGAACGAAAGCGTTGGAAATGCCTACAGCCATTTCTCAGTCCTTCCATTTCAAAAGTTAACACTGGTTCGCCAAGCAGGTATCCATATTGGGCTGCGACTTGGGCATGTGCGCCACGCCCCCAAGCGGGGTTGACAGGTCGAAGACGATTGTCTGTCAAGGGGATTATAGGCAAAAAAGCGGGGGCTGTAAACGCCCCCGCCTCAAAGTCACATCGCGGTGTAGTCCGCAGTCCCATAGACCTGCTCAAAAGCCTTTTCGACTTTTGCGCGGAATGCCGGGTCGCTCTGATATTCAGGCTTGGCAACCATAGCCGACAGCTCTTCCTTGGATGGCGCGCCATCGACGGGGCCGACATCTACCGGGATCGGCTTGTCACCGTAGTAGCTGCGCACCTTTTGCAGGGCGCGCATGCCTTGCGCTGTGCCGGCCATAATCTTGAACTCTTCAAAATCATCGCCGCCCCAGACGCCCTTGTTGACCAAGCTCTGCGCCCACGTCGTCATCGACTTGATGGTGGCATCAGCATTCGGGCCTAGCTTTTCATATTCCTCTTTGTGAGAAATCGCAGCTTGTTCGCTTTCCGCGCCAGCCATTTCGATGAACTTGCCAGCCAGCTCGTTAAATGCCGCCTGACTAACGCCGTGCGTCTTCGCCCAGTCACGATAAGTGGCATACAGCTCATCGTCCTCAGGAATGCCAGCTTCAGTAAAGATAGACTGATCATATTCATCTGGAACCTTATGCTGGCCCTGAGAAAACTTTTTCTGAAGCTCGTTGTAAGACTTGACCAGATTCTCAAGGTCCGGGCCTTCATCCTCATTCCAGAACTTATCCGGGTACCACTCTGGCCGCTCAAAGGCGATTTCTTCATCCTCTGACGCCAGTGTGACGCTATCAACCGATGGCTCGGTGTCTGGTTGCAAGTGTGAAATAGACTGCTCTTCTGCTTGCTGCTGGTTGTCGTCGCCTTCAACTTTGGCATCGGCCAACAGCCCTTCAGTTTCGCTCATAGCTCTCTCGCTCTTTTGATACGCCGCTCGATTTCGCGGACCAGACTGTTCTGGCCCTCTCTAGCATAGCCGTGGCTGGCATCCTCGCCCGGATACCAAGTCGGCTGCTCTATCGTCAGTGACCGCAGATGGGTGAGCAGCTTTTGCCCATCCTCACTGCCGAAGACCCGCAGATAAAGACGATCAACGTCATCCTTATCCACCTGTTGTTTGTGCGCGATCTCAGGGTCTGCGGTTTGCAGACCTTCCCAACCGTCTGGGTTCATTGATTACATTCCTTCTGGTGCTGGTGCCGGCGCTTGGCCCTGAGCCTCTGCCTGTGCTTGCGCCTGCATCATTGCTGCCGCCTGCTCCATCATCTGCTGGCGCTCCTGCGGCGTGGTGCGCAGATCTGCCGGGATGCCGAGCTTGTCAGCCACATAGTCGGGGATGCTGCCGGTCTTGACCGCCATCTGACCCTCTGGGCCGAGCGCGGATGACATCTGCACCCACTGCATGATCTTCTCAATGTCGCCCATATTCTGCGCCTGCGCGATGGGGCTGATCGGCACAACCTTGACCTCAAGGCCGTTGACCTTCAGCGGCATCTCAATCAGGCCGCGCTCATCCATCACATACAGGATCCGAGCAATCATCGGCACCATTGTCTCGGTGATGAGACGACCGAAGGCACTGCCCAGATTGCTGGCCAACTCCTTCATGCGCTCTGCGATTTCTGTGGCAGACCGGGCCGACATATTGTCTGGCGGCAGAGTGTCGTCCAGCAGGATCTTTTTGATGTTCATGCGCAGGTCGTTGATCACGATCTGGCTGACGTTAAAGTCGCCGGAGCGCGGCATCTGCCGCAAGCTCTCACCCTGCGGGCCACCGTTGCGCGCCACAGGAATGATGGCACCCGGCGCGATGCGGATGGTCTGCGGGTTCAGGACGCCATCGTCTGCCGCCGTGTAGACGCCGGCAATCGACAGGCTGGCATTCTTCAGGAGCAGCTCCAGCGTCTTGTTCAGTGTCTTGATGTCGGGGATGGCCGTCACCAGCGGACCACGACCATAGACCTCGCCGGCCACTTTCATGTAGCGCGCGACGATCCACGGCGATGATTTCATGCGGCGCATCAGAAGCTGGCTTTTGCCTTCCGGCCAGATGACGTGGTAGCAGAAATCGCCCTGCTCAATGTCATACAGCGTGGCCTCCAGCAGCTCGATTTCCTGCGTCGGCTTGTCCGCGATCATGCGCTGCAAGCGATCTGGCAGCTCGGCGTCCTGCCAGTGCTGCTGGATGGCCTCGCCCTTCAGACGCATGCGGCGATAGACATTGTCCACCTTGCCGTGCGCGCCCTCTTCAATGGCGACCAGATACTGCGGCACGGCCGTGAAGCGGATTGGCGTCATGTCGTCGCCGTCTTGGATCAGCATGACGGCAGTGCCGACTGACAGATCCAGCAGGAACTCGCCCATCGCCAGATCAAAATTGGATTGGCGCAGGACCGAAAACATCTTCTCGGAATAGATGTCGAGCGCAGCCTGCGCCTCAATGGCGCGATCCTGCGGGATATCAGCGCCCGGCTCCAGCCGGCACCAGTTGGCGTATGGCGGGAACAGGCCCGACTGGATGCGGTTGGCGAAACGCTGGACGGCATTGATGGCGGTGCTGTCGAACACGCGCGCCATCTTGTTCTGGCCGGGCGATCCACCGCCCTCATAGTAGCCATCATACAGATTGCGCTGCGGCAGTCCGAACTCGTAGCAGTCTTCATAGATCTGCCGCCAGTTATCCTTTCGACGCTGCGCTGCGTCGTGACGCTTCATGATTTGTTCGACGCTATGCACTGGCTTCATTCCTTTTGCTAATGGCTGCTGCCTTTTTCTTCGCGTCTGCCTTGGAGCTAGCGCCCCAAGCGCGCAGCGACAAGAGCAGGCGCGTAGGCTTGCCGTCCTTGTATTCAGGTCCGGGCATGCCGCCCATACGCGCGAGGAAGCTGGCCCGGCGCGGATTGTCGCCAGACTTGACCGGGCGCTTCAGGTTCATGCCCTGCGCCTTTGCAGAACGCCGGCCTGCCTCATTGAGGCCACCTTTCGGGTTCTTGCCGGCCTTGCGTTGCCAAGCTGGGGATCTAGCCACGCGCTGCCCTCATATTGTCGATCAGGTTTGGATAGGGACGCCCGGCCTTTTTAGCGGCGCGCATCGCTGTGCGCTTCTGCGCAGATGACAGCGACTTGGGCTTGCCCAGACCCTTAGGGCGCTTCTTGTCCCAGACCTGCTTAGGCTTTGCCATAGCCGGCATCCTTCTTCTTTGCCATCTTGCTCTTCATGCTGGCCCCGGTCATGCGACCGCCAGTCTGCTTGGCATATTCCTTGGCGGCCTTCATGCCAGCCTTGCTGTAGGCAAAGTGGCGGGTCTTGCCCTCTTTAGATACGACCTTCGGCATCATCCAGCTCCTAATGTGTCAGCGGTAAATCTGTCGCCACTAAGCAGGGTGCGTGCGCCGAGACGGCGCAGACCTGCTGCGCGGCGGCGGCGGTTCTCTGCCTCAATCTGCTGTGCCAGTGCCGAGCGGCGCACAGTAGCCGGGCCGGCTGCCTCTGCCGGCTGATCGGGCTGCGGGGCAGCAGCGCCCATCTGAGCCGCCTGAGAGCCGCCATCGCCGCGATTGGCCTCCTGCATAGCCAGACGGTCTGCCTCGCGCTGACGGCCCGTATAAACGCCATTGCGCATGACGCCGATGACCATACCGTTCTCGCGGACAGGCGTGCCGCCACCCTCAATCTGGCGGATGATGTTCTGGCGCATTGCACTGCCAAGGTTCAGGGCCAGCAGTGCGCTGGGCAGCGGAACCTTTGACATGATGGCTTGCGAACGCTCTTCGCGCTCTTGCACATCCTGAACGGCAGCGCGCCTAGATATGGCGCTGTTGTAGCTAGGCTGAATACCAGCGGCCCTAGCCATCCCGGTATATCTTGCGGCAGCAGCAGACTGTCCGCGAGACAAGCCCCTGCTCTCTGCCTTTTGACGCGCCGACGGCTGTGGCTTTGACCAATCAACCATAACCTACCCCAACGTCTCTTGTATGCCCATCTCGGCATCAGGTCTGTCCGGCGACAGCAGCGAGCGGCGGCCACCAATCATGCGCGCCCTACGACGTGCCGCGATCTGCGCCATCTTCTGGCGCTCCTGCTCGGTCAGGCGCTGCTCTTGCCGTTCCTGAGCCGCGACCACCTCTGGATCCGGCGGTGGTGGGGATGGCACGCGAACCAAACTGCCCATTAAAAATACCTCGCAAACATCATGTAGTCAGCGCCGTCTGCACCGTAGTTTCGCAGGACGCCCTCGCGGGTGAATTTTAACGCATCTGCCCACCGCATAGCAAGGTCATGTCGTGTATTTACAGTTACTTGCAACCGTTTCAGTTTCTCTTTGGACGCAATGTGGTTGATATGTCGTTGTGCGCCCCTAGTGAGCGCAACCGGATGCGATGCAATCTGGTCGCCTGTCAGCATCCACATCTCGGCAACCTGATGCCACAGCTTCACATAGCCGAAGCAGCACAGGATCTTGCCGCCGGCCATAGCCGTCTGCGCGTTGCCTGTCGCCTGATATTGGCGCAGCATCTCCCGGAAATTCGGCACACTGTCAAAATAGTCCGCGTCAAAGGGGCGCAGATCCATCGCGTAGGCATGCCCCCAGTGAAACGGCACAAAACTGACGCCGGGATCATTGGTGATCATCAGAACACGCTGAAGTCTGTGTTTGCCTTGAGCTGCTTGAACTGCTGGCTGAATTGACTGTTGCGCGTAATCGACCGCACCTCGCCAGCGCCGAGCATCAAATAGCCGAACGCATCGCCAACGTGGCTGTGTTCATTCTTATTCGGCGCGTCCTTGAACCGCTCGTAGCCGGCACCGACGGCGATCCGCTTGAAATGATAGCCGCCGGCCAGCGACTTGCGGGTGCGGGTGCATTTACTGCTCACCACAAGGCCGGGCTTTCCGGCGACCATCCGGTTCATAGGCATAGCGCCAGCCTCGCGGCGCACCATAAAGTCGTTGCTGCTGGTCGGCCTAGCGTGCAAGCCCAGCGTCCTCATATGCTCAAACGCCGTCACCTCGAAGATCTCGTCGCGCTTCACACCAGCCGGGTCACCCCAGATCAGCACGTCACTCTTCGGAAAGTGCTGTTGGATGTCCGACACAAGATGATGACAGAACCGCTCCAAGCCCATATCAAACGCCACCAGCTCGTGAACCACATGCCAGCGACCGTTCGCCATCTTCTGCCCAAACACAGCCGCAGGCGTCAAACCAAAGTCCAATCCAATATGAACAGGCCAGCCCGGCTCAATCTCGACATCGCCAGACATCACGCTGTCAGAAAACTCCGGCCACACAGGCTTGCCATCCTGCACATAGACATACTGCGCGCCGGCATAGCACTGGATCCAATCCAGTGATTTGCCGGCAAGCTGCTGCTCGTAGTAGCCGGGCGGCAGATTGTTCACATTCTCAGCGCGCGGGTTGTTGATCCAGTGCTTGCCAGCCGCGAAGATATTATCCTCATGCTCGGCAGTACCCTCAACAACACCGCCGGGCTGCTTGTAAAATTTCCAAGGATACTTGCCGCGAATGGGGTTCTTCTCAGCCAGACCCGGCCACCAGTGGTCGCTGTCCATCGGGTTGGTGGACATCCACACGCCGCGCCAAGTGCAGCCGGCATTGGCCTTGGTCGGGTAACGACCGACACGCGACGTTAGGCCGTCAACCACAGCCTTCGGCAGCTCCCGCGCCTCATCGATGAAGCCGCCGGTCAATTCCAGCGACAGCAGCTTCCTCACATCCCTCGGCTGATCCAGCGCCAGAAAAATCACCTCACAGTCAACACCAGCGGCACCGTCACGCGGTGGCAGCTTGATGTGGTGCGTAATAGGCGGCGACCAGCGCATCGGCCCCCAGACATTCTCAGGGAAGATCTCCTGCCACGTCTTGATCGTCGTCGTGCGCAATTCCGGGTAGCTGTTTCGTATGACTGCAAATCTGGTATAGCGGATATTGTCGATAGGCGACGGCTCCTGCTTCACTGCCCTCAACATAACCTCGGCCAATGAAGCAAAAGTCTTGCCAGAGCCGACCGGCCCCATCAAGCCACGCACAAAACTGTCGTCGTTCAAAAACTGCCATACCGTCGGACTGCCCGAAAAATCCAAATTCAAACCAGCCAACGCCTCGGTCGTCGGCTCCTTGCGCCTGCGTGGCGACCTGTCAGTCGCGCGTGATGATCTAGCCATTAATCCTCCGGCGTAAATGTGACAACCGTAAACCCGTGATAATCTTCCGGCGCAACAATCAACAGCGCCATCTCGCACTCAGTGCAAAGAACGCAAGCCGTGCTGTCAAACACAACGCCGCGCGTCTCCTCCTCGCAATGCCCACATATCACCGGCTCCGGGAAGAACCGGCAGGACATGTAATCGCGCATGCTGATAACGTCACCCATCGTCACCCTCCACATCGACAATCGTCGCCTTCGGGCCGGTGATGTTAATGCCAATCATGCTCGGCTTCTGATTGTCAGCATTCGGCTCCAACAGGCCGCGATGCTTCGCCAACAGACGCAACGCCGCGATCTTGTCGTGCATCTCAACCTCAATCACATTGCCAAACTGATTGGGCGTGACCTTCACCTTCTTGATGCTGCGCTTGGCGCGCTCAGGCAATGCAGCCGACGGCGTCAGCGTGACCTGCCCCATAGCGTCCCACTGGATCACATCAGTCGCCTCACCAGCGCCAATGGCCTCCAGCTCCTGCACGACAGCCTCGCGCCGCTCCTCGTCCTGAGACGCAAGCGCGGCGCGCTGCTGCCTAATGGTCGGCGGTTTTTTCGCGCTCATGCAAACACTCCGATCCTGTGGCCGCGTATCCAGCCAGATCCTTCCAGCTATCCTGATGATCGCGGTTTGCGGCCAGCCGCGCAATCTTCATCGCCGCCAAACACAGCGCGACCTGCTCAGGCTCAAACTCGACGCCCATTATCGCGGTCCACATAACCGCGATCCGCTCGTGATTTTCCCAAGGCGAACCATATTCCTCGCCGCGCTCCTGTACGGCGACCTTCGCCGCGTCCAGCAATTCAAATCTATCCATTGCCTCTGTCCTTCTCCCGATACTCGATGATCTTTAGATTACACACCGGGCAGCGCCGATCAATGCGCAGCCCGTTGTCTGATTGCTTGATCAGTGCCGCCTCACACTTGGGGCAAAGATCCAGACGCAAAAAGTCGGCGTAGCGGCCGTCGCCTTGCTCAATCATAGCATCCCCCGGTTGTGGGGAAAATTTTTTGTGACCCCCCCATATCGGTACAGCGAGGGGCCGGGGCCAAGGGGTCGCCGGCGCGGGTGGCGCTGGTGTTGGCGGCGTTGGCGGCTGGTGCTGGCGGCGGCGCGCACCGTACAAAAGCAAACCGACGTTTGCGTCGCGCTACGCATCGGCAATGGCCCTTGCAACGTCAGCGAGAGCCGGCACCCCTGCCCTGCGCTCTAGTGCCTTGTCGCAGACCAGCAGCGTTGCTGCCGTTACGTCTGCCGGCTTGCAGCCCTCGACGGCGAGGCGGCGCGCCTGCGTGATCTCGTTGTCGAACAGGCGCACCTGCCCGGTCGCCTGCTGCACTGCGCGGATGTAGGCGTGGCAGATGGCCTCGGCTGTCAACTGGATCTCGGTTAACTCCGGGTCGGGCTGGCCGATCTGGCGGTGATTGTGTGGGTTTGATTGACCATCCCCCAGACCCCCTGTTTCTTCTGCGCTATCGTCGCCTTGATCTCGCAGCAGTTGCAGCGGCTTTGCGATGTGTACCTCCTCAAACGTAGGCAGCGGCTCATCGCCATCCCACAGCACCTGATACCTGTTGCTCTTCCAGCCGCTTACCGTCTCCTGATAGTCCTTCGGCTGTAGCTGTCGCACATACTTGCGGCGCTTCAACACCTTCATGCCGTCATGCACGCTCTTGCGCTCCGCATAGCCTGCCACATCGCACAGCGTCTGCATTGACGGCCAGCACACACCAGCCCTGTTCGTAAAGCCACACAGCGCACCCAGCACGCGCAGCTCTCTCTCTTTGAGCTGGCGATCAGCGAACGCCCTGATCGGCATCACCGACCACGGTCGCTTGTTCTCAGAAAGGGATAGCGTCATCGATCAGCTCCTCTGTCTTTGTCTTCGGCCTGACACTCTCAACCACAGCGCCGGGGAACGTGTCCTTGATCTTGCCCAGCAGCGCACCAGCCTTATCCTCTTCCATCTTGGCAATCATCATAGCCAATTCGTCAGCACTATACACCACCAGATCCCGGTTCTCGCGCTTCACCTTTGCCACATCGTGGCTCGTCTTCACAATCGCCAGCACTCTGCCGTCAGGCATTGCTGCCTCGATGTAGTCACCAGTCAGCGGCTCTGCACCATTGGCAATCGCAGCCTGCTCCAGTGCAGCCAGCCCTCGCTTGGTTACCTCGACCTGATGCTCGACATCGACGCGATCATCAATCGCCTTGTTGAGCTTCTCCATCTGCGCCTCGAACCTCTCGCGCAGATCCTGCCCGGCTAACCACGGCAACCTGTCCACGCCCCATTTAAGTTCGAGCTTGCTCACCGCCTCGTCGTAATCATGCAACGCCTGTTGCATGCGACGCTCGGCTGCCTCAGTAGGCGCAAAGTAAGCCTTGCTCGGCTTCCTTGGTCGTCTAGCCATTAAAACTACCTCCATTTGCGTAGGGTGCGATGGTAGGGTGTGATCTAAAGATCATCACACCCCACCCACCCTGCGATGAGGGTGCGATACGCATAAGATGGTCACCCCACATTTTTGGCTATGTCCTTGTTTATCCACACTTTGCCTTCGTCAACCGTCACCACACCCTTGTCTTGCAGTCCCTGACGCGCATCCTTGCGCTGTTGCGGTGTAAGATCGGGCGATTTCACCTTGTGTGCGTCGTGCCACAGGCTGGCAGAGATGATGCTTGACCCTGCTTTTACCATCGTATTTTGCAGCGCCTGCATCGCATGATACTGCCTCGCTGACAGGTTCTGCTTCTTTGTCGTCGCCTCTGCCTCAATCGGCTTAAGAACCACACTGCTGTCATCCATCAGCGCAATCGGCACCATCTCAAACGTGATCTTGTCCATCACATCTGCGTCTTTCTGTTTTTCCATCGACAGCGACACAATGTTTTCAGACTTGGCCACAGCCAGCACTGTATCAGCGGCACCAGCTAGTGCTGACGATCCGCGCATGCTGTTGATGCCGCGACTGGCGTCCTTGCCAGCGTGGTGTATGGCCAGCAGTCCGCACCCAGTGTGATGCTTGATGGCGTCACAGCCACGCACAAAGGCCGACATATCTGTCGCGCTGTTTTCCTCGCCGGTCATTGATCTGGCCACTGTGTCGATCACCAAGCAGCTAAACTCTGTGTTTAGGCTGTCGATGGTGCGCAGCAGTTTCTCGACGCTCTCCGGGTCGATCATATCAACGGCCACAGGAAGCACCTTCAGCGATCCATTGCCCTCAATGCCATTGTGCAGCTTGTGAGCCTTGACGCGCTTGCCGAGGCCACCGACGCCCTCACCGGCTATGTAAAGCACGGCCCCGGCCTTTGTGGCGCGACCGTGCCACGGCCTGTTGTGCGCCATACACAGCGCCATATCAATGGCGATGAACGACTTGCCTGTCCCCGGCGCACCGTACAGCACAGCAAAGCCGTGCTTGGTCAGCACACCATCGACCATCCATTCAACTGGCGGCATCGACATCAGATATGCCTCGTCATACAGCGGGTATATGTCGGGCATCTCTTCCGGCTCCGCTGGCTCCGGCTCTGCCGCTATGGGCGGCGTCGCCTTCACCAGCTCCATCAGTTGCTGCGTGTCGCCGCCCTTGAACAGCCAGTCAACCACATCATCCTTCTCAGCGCCCGGCAGATCCACGCGCTTGATGGCATTGGCTGTGCCGTACAGTTGGCTGATCACCACATCCGCGTGCGCCCTGCCGGCATCATCATTGTCGGGCAGCACGATGACGTTGCGGCCTTTGAAATACTGGTTCAGCTCCGGCTTCCAGTTCTTTGCGCCGCCGTGATTGGTGCTGGCCACCAAGCCCAACTGACACAATCGCTCGGCTGCCTTCTCGCCTTCCACAATGAAGACTGGCGCGTCCGGGTTCTGCATCATGCCGACCAGATTGTATGGCAGCGCCTCGACATCATTCAGGTTATACAGCCAGCCACCCTTGTCGTCTGGCCGGCGCTGCCTGAATGTCTTCGGCTCGAACCGCTGCACCTGATAGCGCAGCACGCCGTCGCTGTCATAATAGTCGTATTGCTTGGCGAGATACTTGGCCGGCGTCAGCGCCTTCTGCTGCTGCGGCTGTATCCCGAATTTCTCAGCCAACACGTCAGACAGGCCACCATTGAGGCTGGCCGGCTCATTGAGGCGCACAAGGTCGATCACCCCGCCGCCCGTGTTCATCTCATAATCGAACCAAGTACCCTTGCGCAGATCCACACAGAAGCTGCCGTGCGTCCCCCAACGCAGCTCGACGCCTCGCTTGCTTGTCGGCTCACCCTTGTAGTGCCGGGCCACCTGTTCGATGTAACTTGCAATGTTGTTCATCTGAAATCCCCATTCTCCCGCCCCCATAGATGTTGGCTGGTGCCAGCCGGGAGACAACTGGCACCAGCCTCACGCGCTAGAACAGGTCGCTACCTGTCGCCGCCGGAGGTTGCGGCGCAGGTTCTGCCTGCGCGGGTTCTGCCGCTGGGGAGGCGGCATCGAATGCGCTTCGATCAATCCACTGGCTGATCTCCGCGAACTTTGGAGCCTTAAACACCAGCTCACCCTTCGGCGTGTTGATGGTCACGCGCTCTGTGCCTTCAATGGTCACCACCGGCACCTTGCCCGGGTTGGCATCCTTGCCGGCAAGGTACATGTCGTGCAGCTTGTTCATCGACTGCTTGACCACCTTGCTTGAGCTGGACCACTCACGCACTGCCAGATCCTTGTTGTAGACCTTCACGCGGAAGCCCTCATTGTGGTCCGGGCTTGGCCGCTGCGGCTTGGCATCACCCAGCCTCACCATCTGGAAGTCTGGGCCATTGGTGAAGGCCATCCAGCCCACCTCGATGCCATCCATATCCATCGCAATGCTGATCGGATAAGGCATCTCAGCGTCCGACTTGGACCACGTCCCATCGGGCTGCTGCTGCCGCTCCTGCCGGACAAAGTCTCCGCTCTGTGCCGAATACTTGATGATAGGCAGGAAATCACCCCCGCCGCCGTTGCTCTCTGTAAAACCTAACGCCATTGTTTACTCCTTAACGGTAACGTCAGTTGGTTTGTGGCTGATCACTGTCAGCCGCTCTCTTGGGTAGTAGGCGCAGACATCCAGATCCTGCGGATCATTCCTGTCTGCCCTGCCACCCGGATTTACCGTAAACTCCGACGCGAAATCCAATCGCGCCAGCGCGTCACGGTAAAGCAGTATGAGGTACGCCGGCAAGCCGGTTGCCTCAGTTAATAGTCTGGCGTGCATGACCTTCGACAGGCTGATCATCACGCTTGGATATGTGTTGAGGTCGCACTTGCGCGCCTTCACCTCGGCAAAGCCTATCGGCTGACCATCGCGCCGCAGCAACCAGTCGAGACGATACTGCACCGGCAGCTTGTAAACCTCGACGCCGATGTTCTGCAAGGCGTCAGCGACCAGCCGCTCGTTCTTGAGGTCGTGATCAGTCTCGTATTTCGGACGCATTGTCTGCCTCCTTGATCGCATACAAGATACGCGCCGCCACCTGTGGCACGATGCTGTTGCCTAGCTGTTTAAGTCGGTGTACCCGACCGGGTATCCCATTAGCCACTCGACCCAATGCGGGTTCAGGCTCCCACCAGCTTCTGATGGAAGGTCTTTCGCCTCGCCCTTCAAAGCCCTGCCACTCGCCCCCTTCCAGTCTCTCGCGGTTGGCGTTGGCCAAATCCTTTCCTTTTGCGATCTGCCAGCGCGGTGCGCCATCGCGCTCCACTCTTCCCGGCTGTTGGCAATTTTCATCAACATTTGCAGACTGCCATCGTTCGTGAACCCCCTTGTGTCGGGTGTCGGCACCAACGACCCAGCATCTGTCTCTGCGGTGTCTGGCGTCTGCGGCGACAGCCGGTATAACGTAGCACCTGCTGGTGTAGCCTGCGGCTTCCAAGTCAGATAGCACCGTGTCGAGGCCCATAGAGATGTGGCCAGCAACATTCTCTCCAATGACCCAGCGGGGCCGGACAGCTTGGATAACTCTAAGCATTTCTGGCCAGAGGTGTCGGTCATCTTGATCGCCGAGGCGCTTCCCGGCTTGTGAGAACGGCTGGCAGGGGTATCCCCCTGTGATGATGTCAACCATTCCTCTAAATCTATCTGCGTCATCTGCAAGCTCCCGAATGTCCTTGATGATCTCTGTGTCTGGCCAGTGCTTCCGCAAGACCTTTTGCGCGTGTTCGTCATATTCACAGAACGCGACAGTCTCATAGCCTCCGACCAGCTTCTCGCCAGCGTAGCTGAAGCC